TCTCTAAAGGTTTTCATAAACGATATCCTCACTTATTGTATTTATCATTTGTCGGCGTTTTTATCAAGCAACTGCCTAAGAAGTTCAGTCCGATCCACTGTCTCGCCATCACCGTCAATGGATTTACCGTCTGTTTTGGCTTTGGCTTGGTCCATTTTTTCTTTTTTCAGTTGCAAATCAACCATTTTCATCTTCTTATCTACTTTGGCGTTCTTCGCTGTAATAGCGTGTCCTAGCATAGTAGCAGCAACCTCAAAAATACGACCTGAATACTTTGTATCCACATTCATCCCCAATGACATCAAATCATCATAGGCACCTTCTGCTTTACTGGCTAGGGAATCCATTTCTGTATCATGTTCTTCTAAACCCTCAACAGGTGGTAGGGCATCGTCAATCTTATCAATGACGGCATTTGCTTCCTCATAGGCAGCAACATCTTTCTTGGCTTGTTCCGTATCCACCTCTTGGATTTCTTCTTCGGAATCGTCTTCGGAATCGACCGGGGCAAGGTTCAGCAAATCTTCTAGTTGTTTCGTCATAAGGTATTTATTACTCACCACAGTTCTTTATACATTCTGGGTATACTAATCCTTCAAAGTCGTTGTAATCCAAATTCTTCAAATAACAACAAGGAGAAACCTTCCCCGATGCATTTATAAACAAACTAGGCATTGACTTATGCATGCAATTCTGCTCATTGGGAATTTTCTTATCTTTCCCAATTTGATTGAACTTATTGTCTTGTTCCCATCCCTCTATAACTATCTCTTTGCCAGTTCTATAATGATATGATTTTTGTTTATAACGAGCATTTTTCACAAACTCAAATCTACTGAAACCTAACTTCTGACTTAATCTTATACATTCTTTTATCTGGTGTTCATTATGCTTGAACGGTATAAACTGCCATACTGCGTTGCCGCCGCTATTAATAAAAGATGTAGCATTGTCTATAATTTTGTCGTAAAATGTCCCTTGTCTATGATATTCGTGTACTTCTCCTATACCGTCCAGAGCAAACCATACCTCATGAGCAGGTAATCTTTCTGGAAGCGTTTTCCACCAATCCTGTTTTCGCAGACTACCATTGGTATGAATATGAACCTTGCCCATATTACCACAGTAATCTATATGTTCATTGATATTTTTTGCCGCAAGGGGATCACCTTTATTACCACACATTTGAATATGAGTTATACCATATTCTTTCACAGCATGGTCAAGGTCGTTCACACTCAAATCATGAACTATTAGGTCTTTTGATAAGCCAAATCCGTTATTATTTCGTGGGCAGGCAGGGCACCAAGCATTACATCTGGTGCTTATTTCGGCATGCAGCCATTTAAATTTCATAAAATATTTATTTCTTTTTACCTGTATTGACGAATATCTCGTCTTCGGTAATAACACGAAACTCTAGCCCAACTCTACTACAGAAGGCAAGTGTAGATTTCCACTTTGCCTCGTTTATCTTTGCTTGATATTGATTTCTCTTGGAACGCCCTGCTTCTTTCAGGGTTGTTTGGTTCTTTGGTTTGATTTCTATAAGTTCAGTCTTTTCTTTACCAGTAGCATCCACATACTGTATAAGAAAATCTGGGATATATTTTCTTCGTTTTCCAGTAAATGGGTCCGTATAAGGTATCTCCAATGATTCACTTGCCCATTGCTTGATATGGGGATTTTCATCACAAAACATACAGAATCTTCTTTCCCAACTACTTCTACATTTAGGTTTTTTCTTACCCACGTATTTTTGGGGATTTTTAGGTGTGAATACACTTTTATGAAACTTATTAGCCATATCCCTATTATGCTAGAATATTCCTTGAGGCATATTTGTTCGGTGTTAATGATTGAGAATACCCAAGTAGGCTTGTGTTTCTGCGGGTTTGATTTAGGTATAACGCCAATACTTGGTCTAACTCTATTCCTTCGAACTTCTGTAAATCTTTTATAAGGTCAAGAACATTTAGGTCTTGACTTCTTGCCGCTGTGATAATAGCTTCGGACATTGCGTTGGCGGCTTCTTCGTTTCCTGTGTGTTTTAGAAAAAATGAATATACCAAGTCCCACTCAACACCTGTGATTTGAACAGGTTGGTCAAAGTATCCATTGAAAAATGTTCTTGTTTTGCTTTCCTGTGAAACATTGTCGTTATTATCTTTTAGGTTTTCAACTGGGAGGTTAGTATATCTTACGTTAGCCATTAGGAGCTTCCTTCATCCCCAATATTAGCTGGATCAACCGTTATACGACCATTCTTCAATGTTACTGGTTTTCCTGTTCGCAATGCTAGTTGTTTAGCTGTTTCCAAAAGATTTTTATCTTTTGCTGACAGGTTACTTGTTATACTACTCATCTTACGAGGGTTTGTTTTAGTTTTATTGGTATTATTGACGGTAACACCTGACTGTCCTTTATCTGGATTTACCCACGGAGCAGCAACATTGTTCTTAGTAGTTCCGTTGTATGTGCCTTGTGACGACGTAGCTCCAGGAGGACCAGCCATTGTACTATTACCGATAATGGTCGCAACATTACCAATAGTTTTTACTGCTTTTGGGAAAACAGTGCCAGCCAATGGATTTTGCCCTCGTAAGGCAGCTTTGGCGGCGCCGGCTAATTCACCTTTGAGAACATTTTTAATATCCGTGTTTCTTGAATTATATACTGTTTTGCCTAGTTGGAATAATCCGCCCAGAACATTTCCGTTAGAAAAAGAATCATTCGCGGATAACAACCCATCAAGCAAACCTCCTTCACCTATAACAGAACCAGCTACACCGCCAGGTGAAAGTGGGCTAGGCGTTTTATCATAATGCGAAACAGCGAAGTTAGTTGGGTTATCTTCTGCTGTTCTACCTTCTGCGTACAATACTGACTCATACTGAACTTGCATAGTGTGTTCCATAGTGTCACCATCTGCATAAGCGTGCCGGTCATGACTGAAACTAGTAATAATAGGATTTACTAACGTATGCTCAACATACTTACCTTGAAACATTGAATATATACGAATATCACTGAAAAAACGAAGAGCGCCAGTACTCGCCGGGCCTCGGTCCATACCCCAAGGAACAGTATCAGGTGTTCTGTTTCGATAAACGTCTTCTTGTGTATACGCTCTATGCAATGATGTCTGGTCGCCATTGTCATAATCAGTGTCTTGGTAGAAAAAACGGTAATACGCATACCATAAACGACGAATAGTATCTGCTTGGTCATCATGGAACGAAATATTAACAGGCTGATAATTTACTTTATGTTGGGTATAACGGTGTCTGTTATACTGGTTTTGATCTTCTACCTCAATAGTGAACTGAGGGAGTTCAATAGACTTTACGAATAAGTGAAGATTTCCACGATCTGTGTTGTTTACAAACTTAGTAACTTCTCCCATCGCAGGCGCAGAAAAGTTGAACACAACGTGAAAAAGATGTTTATGTCGCGGTTGCAAAGCGTATGTATCTGCAACAAATGTATCAGACGCATGTGTATAGTCACGGATAGTGTCGCTACCGAATGCACCTTTTCCCACACCTTTAAGAAACTTATTTACACTCATACTGTATTTATCTTATGGAATAATATACATACATAATAGAAAAGGCACCCGAAGGTGCCCTTCCATAATAGAAGTATAATGTCAGTTTAGCCAGTTACGATAGAACCAAGTGTTCTACCAACATCTACGCCAACTCCACTACCAAGTGGTGTCTGAACTGCGTTATCGTATTTGATTGTAATATCAATCATCATAACTTCATTTGATGAGAAATCTGCGTCACTATAAGATACGTTAGTAACGAAGCAACCATAAAGTTCCCAAGTTTCAAGAACATTTGGTTCAAACTGTCCATTACCACCGTCAAGTGTTTCGAAGCGAGTAATAAACTTATAGTCAATACCAGATGCCGCACGGGACTGTTCCATCATATCCAACTGTTTCTGAACCTGTTCGCCAACTAGTTTAGATACGCTACCATTCACATCATCACGGAAACTTACTGTGATATCTTGCCATGAGTGCTTACCGGCTAGGTGAGCTTTTGAGTTGTAGATATCAATAGTGATTGGTTCAAATTCTAGCTTTGGACGATTAAATGAGCGAAGGTTTTTAGTTAGTTCGGTTCTTGGTGAAGATACACCAAAGTTCTCAAAACTTGCTCTCCAACTGTAGGCAAGCTTTGGCATCAATAGACCTTGAGCATTGGCGCTCTGGTCCGTGTTTAGTGGAACTGTAAATTTGTTCAATGAAGAAACTGACATTGTTTGTTACTCCTGTTTATAATAATATTTATCATATTTCAAATAAAAAAATGGGGGTATAAAAACCCCCATTTCTTCATTTATGATAGCTATATTAGCCGTTTGCTGCTGCTACATTACCAGAAGCAATCTCACCTGTGTTCTTCAATCTGATTGGAACATAGATGAATTCTGCTGCTTTTACTGGCTCAATAGCCACATCAACATATAGTTCGTTACGGTCAATACGGGTTGGTGTATTGTTTGTTGTGTCACAAACTACCAAGTAATCGTAAATACCACGCTTCTGAACTAGGTCGTTCATTAGCTGTTCAACCTGTTGTTTTAGCTCATCGCGTGTAAGCTTATCGTTTGGCTCAAATACGAATGGTTTAGAAATCGCATCCAACTGTTGGCGAATGTATGAAACCAAACGGGCAACATTGATACGGTCTAGGGCACTTGTTGTGCTATGGCGTGATTTGTTACCATAGTTTACAAGACCTGTTCCAGTAATGAATGTTAGTGGGTTGATATCATTTTCGTATAGTGTGTCACGTGTTCCCTGACCAATATTGGTGCTAATGAAATCACCAGATGTGGCGTCAATATAACCAATGCTGGAAGCGTTATCAATCTGACCACGCTGTGTACCAGCAGGGGCAAACCAAGGATAACTCTTATCGTCAGAACGAACAAATGTTCTTAGCATCATGTGTGATGGTGGAACAATGATTGTATTACCACTTAGGTCGTTTGTGGAACCAGATGGATAGAACACACCAAGGTATGTGTCGTTAGTGGTTAGACCATCTTCGCCAGTTTCTGCTGCGCTATTAGCATTTGTTGCCCAGTTCTGTAGAGCAGCAGATGCACTTGATAGACGCATTGGGCTATCACCAATGATGAATGCTGTGTTGTCACGGTCATTGTTTAGTGTAACCATATTATCAATCAACTCTGGATAACCAGGGCAAGCCATAAGTGTGAATGCACGTTGTTCTTCACGCAAGTCGGTGTTGCTATCCATAGCACTCTGTAGGGCTGTAACAACAACCTTACGCTGTGCTTTACGCATCATATATGGAGAACCATCTGTCTTATTACCAGAAGCAGTTACCCACGCATCCTTTTCTGTTGGAAGTGTTGGATAATCTGAGACTGATGCAAAGTTTGTACGGGAGAAGTAGTCACTGCGGAACTGCTTCACTGAACCACCAGAACGGCGTGTGTTGAATAGTAGCATACCACGTGGGTATAGGGTTGGGTCTGGTGCGTCCAAATCAACTGTATCACTTGTTAGAAGTGAAACTGTGGTTGCTACTGTACCTGTAACTACATCGGTAGTTGTATCACCCATATAACGGGCATCGGCAAATAGAATACCATCTTCAGTTGTTTGGTCTGTTTTATCAATAGCAACCCAACGGTTTTCGCTATCTACTGTTTCATAACGATATAGTGCTGGGTAGTTTTCCAAGTCACTTGTATCAACCCATAGGTCACCTACCACTAGGGCAGTATCGTCAGACTGTGTTGTTGGTTCAGTTGTTGAAACGATTACACCTTCTGGGTCAGTGGTTGATAGGTCAAATCCACGAGCATCGTTAGATACATTCTGATAACCTTTCCATACAGAACCGTTATGAACCATAATATCAACATCTGTTGATGAATCATACCAGTATGTTAGGTTATCTGGATTTTGTGATGGTGCAGATGTGCTTGCTGTATATGTTAGAGCAACCCAGTTAGATAGGATTAGATCACTATCATTACCAGCACGAACCTGACCAGTTGTGATAGAAGCAGTAATACCAGCATCTGCTAGTGGGGTTCCGCTTGTATCTTTAGCAACGATTACACCACCTCTGCTGTGCTTGATTTTTAGGGCACCAGTTGAGGTGATTTCCGCTGAAACATATGTTAGACCAGCACCGTTGATATCTGATGCTAGTGAAGCAAGGTCACTTCCTGTTGTGGTTACAGTAACAGCACTTGATAGTGATGTAGAACCAGGGGAACTTTCCTGTAGTGTGAATGTTTCAGAACCTGTAATAGTAGCAGTTGTTTCTGTTCCTGTTACTTCTAGGTCACCAGCACTGTAGCGGGAGAATAGCTTCATTGTTGCTGTATCATCTTCGCTCACATCAAACTGTGTGTAAAGAACGCCAGCAGCAATGTT